CTATATTATCATAAATTTGAAAGAACAAAACAAGAAAAACATTTTTGGTATGAAACAATTTGGGAAATCATAAAAGATGCTGAAAAATTATTTAACTTTGAAATTAAAGAAATTGATCAAGTAGCAATTGATTATGATGCCACAAAGTTTAATGGTGGTAAAGAGCCTGATGGGTTTGAGGCCTTAAGAGATTATAACAAAAACTATTATAAAGTTCCAGACCATGCAAATATGTTTGCGGTTCATGGAGTAAAAGAGTTATGGCATTTAAATCATCACTATGCTCATGCTATGTCAACTTGGATGCTAGAAGATGAAAATAATTTGCCATCAACAAAAATAGTTATTGATGGAGTTGGTCAAGGAAGAACCTATACTGTATTTAAAAACAACAAAATTGTTCGGTATGGAAGAATAGAAAACGGATCTATTGGTCTTACTATGGGTGAAATTGGACCGATGCTTGGAGTTAATTCTAATAATATTCATGATAACGCTGGAAAAATTATGGGGCTGCAGTCTTATGGAAAAGTAGATAATGATTTTTTAAACAAAACAAAAGAATATTCAATTGATGAAGTAAATCAGATTTTTAATTTTGAAAGATGGATTGAACATAAAGGCGATCTGCTACTTGCTGCACACAATAAACTTGATTGGATTAGAACGGTTCATGAAGCAGTTGGAGATTTAATAGTTAATTTATTTTTAGAATACGCAGATACCGATGATGTTGTTTCATATTCTGGTGGTGTGGCTCAAAACGTTGTATGGAACACAAAAATTTTAAATAAGTTTAAGAACCTTATTGTTGCTCCACATTCAAGTGATGAAGGAACAAGCCTAGGAGCAATTGAACTTTTAAGACAGTTAAATAATTTACCAAAGTTTAAACTAGAAAACTTTCCTTACTGCCAAAATGATATTGCACCAAAAGACAAACCAACTGATGAAACAATTAAAATGGTTGCACAGTTACTATCTGAAGGTAAAATAGTTGGTTGGTATCAAGAACATGGAGAAGTTGGGCCAAGAGCATTGGGGAACCGCTCTATACTAATGGATCCCAGAATAAAAGATGGGAAAAAAATAATAAACACCGTAAAAAACAGAGAGTTTTATAGACCATTTGGTGCTTCAGTTTTGTCTGAAAATATAAAAGATTATTTTGAGTTTGAAAATAAAGATCCTTATATGTTATTTACAAATAATTTTATTGTAAAAGATTTTCCTGCAATTACACATGTTGATAATACTTGCAGAGTACAAACAGTTGAAAAAGATGATGGCTATTTTAGAAAACTAATAGAAGAGTTCTACAATATTACGGGATGTGCAATAATTTTAAATACTAGTTTAAATGTTAATAAAAAACCAATTGCTGGATATCCTGAAAATGCAATTGATTTATTTTATAGTTCTCCAATAGATTACATGATAATTGGTAATACAATTTTTAAAAAATATGAGGAGGAAAACAGTGGAAGTAATTGACCTTGTAATAGGTTTTATTTGTGGAATAATTGTTGGTTATGTTCATGGAAAGCATGATAGATAATGGCTGATCCAAATCAAACACCTGACCGTGGAGATTGGGCCTGTCCATGTAGTGGCTGTCAAAAAGCAGTTAAATGGGAAAGAAAACAATTAGTTACCATAATAAAACAAATACAAAAAGAATATCTTGAATACAGGGGCAGTTCGTTTAATGAAGATGGTTTTTGGGCTAAAGATGATGCAATGACTTACTCTGAAGGTCTTGATAGAATAATTGAACTTATTGAAAGCAGAAACCCTAAGCCAAAGAGTAAATAATGGATTACAAAGAAATAATATCTAAATCATTGCAACATCATGCACCAATTGCAATAAACATGCACAAGATAGAAAATCATTTTATTATGGAAATAGATTATGAAGTTATTGTTAATGCAATAGTTGACAACCTAGATAATGCAGGATATAATATAATTAACAAGCAACAGTAGCCAAGTTGGTCAAGGCCCCGAACTCATAATTCGGTTATCGTAGGTTCAAGTCCTACCTGTTGTACTATTGGTCTGTAACTCAGTTGGTAGAGTGCCGAACTGTTAATTCGGAAGTCGCAGGATCGTAGCCTGCCAGACCAGCCAAGTCTCCATCGTCTAGTGGTTAGGACAACACCCTTTCACGGTGTAAACGAGAGTTCAATTCTCTCTGGAGATGCGCCTTCTTAACTCAGTGGTAGAGTACTCGCCTTGTAAGCGAGATGTCGTCAGTTCAATCCTGACAGAAGGCTCCAAACCTCTGTAACTCAGTGGAAGAGTGACACCCTTCTAAGGTGTAGGTCGCAGGTTCAAATCCTGCCAGGGGTACTTTTATTTATATGTTCCGCCACGGCGCTTGTATTCTTGCACTACCCAGCCGTTAGCGTATGCTGATGGGTAAACCTTAAACTTTTTCTTCGCTGCTGCAATTACTCTTGCATACAGTTCTTTGTCTGCTGGTTCACCCTTTCTGTTTCCAATTACACCACCGTAATTTTCTTTTTTAGATAAATCAAAAACTTCTGTTAATCGTTCTGCTCCAGGAATAAACTTACCAAAATTAATAAATAGATCAGATGCTTCTTTATTTCTGTTTACAATTGCTCTTGACCATGAGAAACCAGCATCTCCGCCCCATGCGTCCCACATGATACGGCCATTGGATGGATTAGATGTATTATAAAAATCTTTACCTTTTTTGTCTACTTCGTGACGGGAGAAAAAAGAATACATTCTTTTAACTGTATCAAGAGACATTGATCTACCTGCAACAATATCACTTGCTCTTCCCCAGCCTACAGGGGTTCCAGCACCAGTTGCTTTGCCATCTTCTTTCCACTTCAAAGCACGTCTAGCAGCAGCCTTCATGCCAGCATTTGGAGTATATGTATCAGCCATCCTACCATTATACCCTATTTAATCAGCCTTAGACTGTAGTTTTAAATATTACAAAGCAATAACTGGCAGTATTGTCAAAGGTTACCAAGATAAAGTTATACCCCTTTTCCTTTAGGTATTTCTTTATTGGTTCATGTGTATAGTATGTATCCTCAATAATATATATGCCATTATGCTTTAGCCTGTCCCACGAATTTTCAAGCAGTGTTATATTGGCATGAGCCTCATGAAGGCCGTCATCAAGAATAACATCAAAATCTGATTCACCTATCTGCTCCCACATATTATTAATAGATTCTGGATCTGTTTGATCAACTTGATAGGTTTTAATTCTATCTTCTTCAAAAAGAATACGGTCATCTATATCTGCACCATATATCTGAGCATTCCAGAAATAATCTCTCCAGCCTCTTAGTGAAGCCCCTGGGACACCATTAGCAGTCATATTAGACTGTATATCTTCATTGTTTGTGCCAATTCCACATTCAAATATCTTCTTAGCATCATCACGAATTGTTGCAAACAATATATGGTATATGTCTGTGTATCTATTCGCTATCCAACCAGAAGGTGTTATATCTACCTCATGAGGAGAACCCTTGTCGCTTCCATAATTCTTCATTAATGATGACAGGAAGTTTGCCCCTTTGTCATATTCAATACTTATCTTATTCATATTATCCCCACTTCTTCATTACGAATTTATCATAAAAATATTCCATTGCAGACTTTGGTGGAAAATAGTTTTTGTCTATTCCTCCACGAGTTGTCATTGAGTGATAAACAGAAATACTTTTTGAAGTTTTCTCTAATAATTTAATTTCTTTTGTATGTTTTGGATTCCATAATTTTTCCCATTGAGACCAGTGAACTCCACAAAAAACTTCCATTGGCTGAACATGTTCCATTAATTCAAAAGATCTAAATGCTTTGTCTACAAGGGCTGGACCAACATCAGTCCACTTAATCTTTGTTTTATCAAATTGAGTTGACTTCTTAATTAAATAATTTAATGCTGGAGAATCTTGCGGTAAAGCAAGAACACCACCAACCACTGTATCATTTTCCAGGCAAGCATAGGTATATCCAAGCCCGTCCCAGTCAGGTGATAAACAAATAGTATCAGCATCTACCCATGTCAAACCAGTCTTTTTAATCATCCTATATCTAAATAAATCAGAGAATGCTGCATATGTATTCTGTACTAGGAACATCTCAGACTCATCCATAATATCCCCCGCAAAAGCCTTCTGAACGCCCTCTGGGACCTTCATATCCATGTCGTATACATAAAGGGTAAGGTTGTGGCCATGATATATGAAAGAAGATAAAGATACTTCTTGTATTTTTGTCATTGGGTTTCCTACCCATAAAGATCCAAATTTAGCCATTCATTCCTCTTAATATAATATTAGTTGATGCTGTATTACTGTGCTGATAAAAAACTGGTTTCTTTAAAGCATAAACATTAAAATATTTTTGAACAAGTGCAAAACCTTGGTCAATATGCTGATTATTATCTCCAGACCATTTAGCAATTTTCTTTGATAACTCTATGTATTCTGGCGATATGTATAATATAGCATGAGTAGCAAGCATTCCATTTATTTTATAAATACCTGAAAAATCTGTATGTTTTTGATAAGAAAAATTGTTTAGTTTAGATTCGCTATTAAGAAAACCCCATCCAGACAAACCAAGATATAAAGCATCAGTATCGTCTGGTATTTCAAAAACATATGAATCATTTTTAATAACACAATCATCTTCAAGTATTATTGTTGGACTGCTCATGTTTTCTAAAATTCCGTAATGAGACTTTGCACATCCAGCCATTGGTTGTTTTGGCATAGCAATACCTGAAAACCTTGAGTATTGATTAAACCCAACATCTTTGCCAAGTTTTATCATGTCAGTGTTTCTATCTTGATGTTTATCCATGTTAATGTAAAAAGTTGGGAATTTTCTTAGATCAATTTTCATTTATTTAACTCTTTTTTCAGTATGTATTTATCTGTAAAATATTGTTTTTCTTTTATTAGTCCTTTTGCTGTTGCATGATTATCGTGTATAAACCTAATATCTGTCTTAAGTAATTTAATGTTATATCCTGCAATTTCTTTAGAAAAATATGAAATCCACAAATCATCAAGTACATAATATTTTTTTGGACAATTAAAAAAGTCTTTATGCAAAAAAAGTTTTGCATTACACATCAGTCCACCGCCACCAGCGTAGTTTCCTAACTCTCCTGGCTTCAACATAACCTTTTCCCAATAGTTATCAATTATTTTATGTGCGTAAAAAGACTTAACTGTATTATCTTCATACTGATCATAACAATCCTGAATAAAGTTTGCTGGAATTCTTTCATCATCATCAATGATAATAATTTTTTCATATCCACTTTTTGCAAGTTCTTTTGCTACTATAAATCTACTAAAAACACTATATTTATTATGATGTTCTTTAATAAAAAGATTATACTGAAAAGATTCTAAAAATTTATTAGTTGTATTTAATATGTGTGGGTCACCATTTGAGTTATCAGATATATAAAAATCAAAGTCTAAATTAGTTTGACTATTAAGGTCGCTATATGTTTTGGGCAAGTTCTTGTATCTAAGATAGGTGCACATTATTAATGCAGTCTTAGATTTAGGTTTAATTTGATTTTGAAATATATACATAATGGTATCCAAAAAAGAGAGGGATAGGCTAGATATGCATATCCCTCCCTAAAGAATTACTTCTTCTTTGGTGCAGCCTTCTTGACAGCCTTCTTGACAGGAGCCTTCTTAACGGTTGCCTTCTTAACTGCAGCATCAACTTCTGCTACATCTGGAAGACGACCAAACGCCTTATCATTAGGGTTGAGTGCTCTCAATGCAACTGGCGCAAGCGCAGCCAATAGTGAGTAAGCAAGAGTCTTAGGGTCTGTTACCCCAGACATGTATAGTGCAAGGCCTGCACCAAGGACTGATCGTCCATATGATGCTAGTAGTGCCTTAATTTGTTCATTCATATATTTTCCTCCTAGGATATTATATTCGTTATAACTGTAAAGCCAATCCATAAACCAATAATTCCTGCGACTCCCGCAAAAACTGGTGGTGCTGGTACTGGCAATTTGAATGCAGCAAATACTACGCCACATCCAAAACCTGTTAATGTTGATAGAAATATTTCTTTCATATTAATCAAACTCTTTCTTTTTCCAATGTTCTTTTTTGTACCCATTCATAATATGTCTTTTGACCATATGTTTTTCTCTTCTTCTTTTCTTTTGATCAAACTCTAATGCTTCAGATTTCCAGTTTTCTCTTTTAATGAAGGTAAACTGTATAATCGGTGTACCTGCTGGAATAACCCCTTCAAAACCTTCTTTTAATAAGAATGGAATTGGACCATCACCATTCCAGGTATCAGTATCTATTACTCCAGTAAAAGTGTGGAACGGCAAATCAAACCTATTATTGGGATGATGATATACAGTGCTATACCCTAGTGGCGTTTTTGTATCCCACATGGTATACCATTGAAATTCTGTATCATAGTATCCGTCAAACTTTGGAAGAGCAAAAGGTGCATCAGTTTCTTCTTGTCTTGTTGTTATAGGTCTTTCCGTAAGGTTATTACCACCACCAGCCCAAGTATAACTAATGTCATCTCTGTTTGTTTTAGGATCTTTTCCGTGATATTGAATAACAACATCTGTTGCCAATTCCATTGTATAGCCACTTGTAAAAGAATCTAAAAATGGCATACAACTTTTAGGTCCAGGAACTAAGAAACCATTTTTTTCTTTATAAGATCCACTCATTTTTTTATACCATTCAGGAATATATTTTTTGGATGGTTGTGGATACCTATTTATATCAGAAACAATCTGACTTCTAGGAACAAAAAATACTTTTTTATTTTTCATAATTTGTGTTTTCTTCTTTTGGCAATAAAGTTTTTAACTTTTCATACTCTTCTGTTATTTTTTTCATAGAGTAATAATTTGGAGCACTTTCACCAAGAACACCACCAAATTCTTTAAAATATTTAATCTCTGGTTCAATGGTAACAATAAAATTACTTAGCCCAGACTGTACATCCTCAATATATTTATAGGCCCAATCTCTTGAATCAGATAAAAATTTAATAAAATTTTCCTTATGAACACTTTCATCGCTTTGAATCTTTAACTCTTCAGATTCGTTTACTATTTTTTCAAGAACCATCATCTCAATAAAAAGTTTTTGATGTCTAGAACGAAGTTTATTAAAATTATATACTGATGTAAGATAAGCAACAGACATTGAAAAAAGACAAACTGACAGAATAACCGTTAAACTCATATAGTTATTACCTTTCCACACACCATGCATCCACGATATGATTTTCCTGTAAATGGGCATGAAACTTTTTCATTAAGATTGTGACAGTTTTTTTTACATCTTATTGATCCAATAGCCATTTTTATCATTGACATTGCATTTACATTATTCACTATGATATTTCCTCTTTATATATTGATACGAAGTTTCTGATTCAAGTGCTAAATTTTCCCATATTTTTTTGTTATTATCTAAATTTTCAAACACTATTTTTATTTTTTCCTTATCCAGATTACCATACAGTATATCAGAAAAAGCCAAAGCAACGCTATCAAGAATAAAATAGTTCATCCCAGTTGCAATCCAACCATTTCCACCTCTTAATGGCATTGAACTTATTGAGTTCATTTTAATTGTTGCCATGTCATTTAAGTGACTAAAAACACTTGAACTGTTTTCATCATTAAAAAATGTTCTATTAAAATTATTTTTCCAATATTCAGAATCATCTCTTAAACTAAGAGCATAGTGTAGTCTAATAAACTCTACAAAGTTGTCATATATCTTTTTTGTAGCCTTATTGTATACGTCTCTATCCCATTGAGAAATTTTATCATGCTGTAATGTTTTGATTAAACAGAACAAAAATTCATGAACAGTAAAAAGCCCATTGCTTTCTAGTGGCTCAATAAAACCTGCAGCAAGACCAATTGCAACTACATTTTTGACCCAAGTACGTTTATGAATACCAACTCTCATCTGTATATTTCTAAAATCTAGGCTTTCAACTTCTTCTTTTGTTCTTGGTATTTTTAACTCTGTCATTAAGTATTTTTTAAATTCTTCAAGTGCATCTTCATGTGTTGTATACTTATCAGAATATACATAGCCAGAACCTAATCTAGAAAAAAGAGGTATATTCCAACACCAGCCATTTTTTAGGGCTGTGCATCTTGTAACATTTTCAATTTCAATTTCTGGGTCCTTATACTGTATTTGTGTTGCCCATGCGTTTGTATTAGGAAGTAGATCAGTATAAGAAATAAATTCTTCATTAAGAGTTTTGTCTAGTAATAAACTCTTAAACCCAGTGCAATCAACAAATAGGTCTGCAGAAACAGTTGTTCCATCCGACAAGAATAACTTATCTACACCATTGTCGTTTGTGGTAATTTTTTCTATAGTTCCTACAATTTGCTTAACATTTTGTGGCAAACAATAATTATTCTTTAGCCAATCTGCAAACTTTATTGCGTCAAAATGTAATGCAGTATTAAGAGTTTGTGTAAAATTACCATAATGGTTTTTATCAGTTAGCCTATTATGTTTAACTAGATGTGCTGCTGGAAAATATGACTCTGCAAAATCTGTAACTGGTATAGTTTTATCTAAATTTTTTCTTACCATCCAATCATCTAAAGATGATCCTTCTTTAGTAAAGGTAGGCGCTCCAAAAGGATAAATGAAATCTGGTTCACCAGATTCTTTATAAAAATTTCTAAATTGAATTGCAAGTTTTACCGTGGCATTTGTATATTCAAAAAATGATTCTCTGTCAATTCCTAAATACTCAAGATAATGGTTTATGCCTTCGTATGTACTTTCTCCAACCCCAACTCGTGGAATATCATTGCTTTCAAGTACATAAATATTTTTTTCAGGAAAAGATTTTATTAGTATTGCTGCTGTCATCCATCCTGCAGAGCCACCACCAACTACAACAATATCTTTCATTTAACTGCCTCTCTTGTAACCAAAACAATTGCACCATTTTGCTCTAATGCTTTTTTTACTCTTGCAACATACTCAACAGCCTCTATTTTTTCGTCATGAGCCATAGGCAAAAAATCCATTTCATTAAGTTTAATAGTTAAAAAACTATCATTGTCAATAATTTGAACACCAAAATTTTTTGGAGGAATGATTGAGTGTACAGCCTTACGCATATCATATGTATACATTATTGTTCTTCCATTTTAGAATAATTAAACAAATCTTCTAAAGATTCAAAACCAGTATCATTTTCAATTTCAAGAGAGTTAAGAAGAATGTTCCAAGTTTCTTCAATATATCTTTTTGCTAGTTCGGTTGGTATGACTAATTCTGAATCAATTAAAAAAGCAAGGGGCAACCCTAAATCATTATAAGATATAAAATCTTGAAATGTTTTTTCATGCTTATGATTAATCCATAAATCGGCAAGTATTTCACAAATACTTTCAAACGGTGTTAATTCATTTCCGTTGTCAGAGATTTCCACACCTCACCCCATTTTTCTTTTGTCTTGTGTTTGTTGAACTCCCTAGAGATTTCTCCACCTTCTAAGTATACACCACCCCAAACACCCCACTCTTTGCCAGATACACCATTAGCAAAACATATTTTTGCAACTGGACAGGACTCACAAAAATTATCTATGTTAAATCTTAAATCAATATCATCTTCATATTTATCAAAATATAAATTAGTCTCTAAACCAAGACACTTGGCTTCATCTTTCCATAAATGCTGCTTCACTAGTTACTCCTTGTATTTATTCGGAATATCCCAGCCATTACTATTTAATACATAAACTTTGTTTAGGTACCATTCACCATTAATTCTAATTCCTTGAGGAGATGTTCTGGCAATGTCTGTTTTCTTAAGATCCATTACGTTCCATCCATCCCAGCGAAGATTACGATTCTTCTTGACAATTGCTTCCATTGTTTCTAATTTATTTATAATCATTTTATATCCTTAGTATCTGTAAATTCCGACTTCAATATTTTTGAGTTCGGCTAATGCGACTAACTTTGAAAGTGGTTCTTTTGGCTTGCTTAAAAATGCTAGATGATTTACATAATCAATGTTTTCTTCAACATAAGAAGGAGGAACCTTAAAAAATTTAATCTTTTTTCCTCTTGACTTCATTCCTCTTTCAGAAAGATTAGAAAATTCTGAAACCATTGAGTTAATTTTTGCAGGACCAACAGAATATATTAAAAATTCTTTGTCTTCTTCTTGCATAGCAGACATAG